GCATCAGCTAAAACAAGAAACGATCCTAATTCACGTATCCGTCAGGCAAGAAGGAGATGGAAATGTTAAAGAAAAAAAATGCAATTAAAAAAGTGATTAAAGGATTGGGCAAAGCAGTTAAAGCTCATACTAAACAAGCTAAGATGTTGAAAGGAGCTATAAATGGCGGATCCAAAAAAAGGAACGGGAAAAAAGCCTAAGGGCTCTGGAAGGAGACTATACACAGATGAAAATCCAAAAGATACTGTCGGGATTAAGTTTGCGACTCCAAGCGATGCGAAAAAGACTGTTGCGAAGGTTAAGAAAATCTCTAAACCGTATGCGAGGAAAATTCAAATCCTAACCGTTGGAGAACAGCGAGCCAAGGTTATGGGTAAATCAAAAGTAGCTGCTATATTTAAGAAAGGTAAAGATGCTATTAGACGAACTAGAACTGATAAGTAAGATTCAAAAAAATCTAAAAGATTCTTATCAATCAATCGGCGATGCTATGATTAGTGGAGGTGTTGACAATATAGAAAAATACAAGTATCTACTAGGACAAGCAC